ATAATCTAATCAAAACAGATAAGGCATTCGGTAGAGAGTACCAACTAATAGAGGAGAAGTTATAATGAATAAAATTAATCTTACTAGGCTAAGCAAAGAAGAGGCAAGAAAAAAGGGGGCTCACTATGATATATTTGTAGAAGCTCCATACACACACAAATTAATTAAAACAGAAATGAAAAAAGAAATACCAGATACTAAAGATTAAAAGCGTATATTCGCAGTAAGTTATTACCGTGCAGGGCTAAATATAACAAAGATAATAAGACCTCAGGGGATTCGCTGCACCGATGAACCTAAGGTCTTTTTTTATGCAAAAAATTTACAATGAAAGTACACGTAGAAATATATGATTCAAACAATGATTTACCCAAAGACGTAGTAGCACACAAACACTGGAAAAAATTAATTGTATTAGTTGGTAGAGATATGCACCCAGAAGATGCAGCTAATGAGATGTTCTTAGACGGTGGCAGTAAAACATTCTTATACCCTAAGCATCATAGTATGGTTAAGGTCGGGCATTATTTAGACAATACAGCCCTATACTCTGAAATTGATAATGATATTCTTAAAGAATTATTAAGCCAAAATTATTTTAAGATTGAATATGTAATTATTACAGAGGAGAATATAAAAGTTCTTGCATCTGTTTGCACTCACCCTATTGATTTAGTCTAATTATGAAGAAAACAAAAAGAAAGGCATTTAATTTTATGCGTAGTTATTTTGATGTTCTTAATGAACTAAAAGAAGATAGCGACAAACTAAACTTTTTGATGTCAATAATTAATAAGCAATTCTTAAACGAAGATCCAAAAGAATTAGATTTTGTAGTTAAACTATGCTATGAGAGTCAAAGACATTCTATAGAATCTAGTGTAAAGGGTTGGGTAAGAGCTGCTAAGACTGACCTAGAGGGCAACCCTATAACTGACCCCGTGACGGTCACCCCCACCCCCCTAGGGACTGACCCCCAGACCCACCCCAAGGAAGAGGAAGAGAAAGGGGAAGTAGAAGAAGAAGAGAAAGTAAAAGAGAAAGTAAAAAGTAATAACGAATTAGTAAAACTTGAATTTCTTAATCAAAGTGAAATGTTCTTCGAACAAAAAGCACGTATTTTAAAATCAGATATACATAGAATTAAAAAAGAAGCTGAAAACTTTTGGCTTAATAACTACGAAGGGAGCAAAGATAAACTCTCATACAACGATGTTAAACGACACTTTGGGCATTCGGTAGATAAGATGGACTTAAACAAACAAACGTCTAGTAGCGGTAGGCATATGATAGCAGCAGAGCTTAATGATGCACCGGTAGATAATAGTAAAGTAAGAGTATTTGGTAAAAAATTATGAATGATATAGACAAAGCAATGCAAACATCCTTTGCTAAATTTCAACAGCGATTAAAAAACGGTGGTGATTTACCTAGAGAGAAGCAGCCTATGAGTGATGAATACAAAGCCTACATAGAGAAGGTAAACACTCCTACGATACATACGCCAACACGTGAGGAAGTAGTCAAAAACATATGGTACAAGCTAAATGCCAGAGCTAACGATAATAAGTTCGTGCCTACTGTCAACCAAAAGGAACTAATGAACTATTTATTTGAGTATTTCAGTAGAGGACAAAAGAAAGGCATTTGCTTAATTGGTAACTATGGAGCAGGTAAGACTGAGATTATGAAAGCATTCTCGACTACCAGATTTTATCCTTATGACTACTTAAAGAGTGGCAAGATTTGTCATCTTACTTCTGCTATAGAAATGGTGGACTATTATAATAGCGATAATAACTTCGATAAATTCTTTGAGAACAATCTTTACATTGACGATTTCGGAGCAGAACAACGTGCTAAGTATATGGCTAAAGGAGAAGATCCTGTACTTAGTAAGTTCCTAGAGTTGTGGTATATTAGATGCAGGGATAGCAGCCTATTTATAACTACTAACCTAAGCAGGGACGAATTAAAGGAGAAGTATGGAGCTAGAGTCTTTAGTAGAATGGAAGGTATGATGGAATTTATAGAGTTAAACGGTTTAGACTTTAGAAAGTTATAAATGTATTATGATAGATGAGGTAGTTAATAAGATCACAAGTAACCTAGCCACTATTTAGAATCATTCCACTAGATAAAACAAACTAAATTTGAATATGAATATAATAAATTTTAGCGGAGGGCGTACTTCTGCGTATATGACAAAGAGATTAATAGACGAGGGATTAGATGATTACATAGTAGCTTTCCAAAACACTGGCAAAGAAATGCCTGAGACTTTAGACTTTATAAATGAGTGTGACAAAAGATGGAATCTTAATATAGTTTGGCTAGAGTTTAGATACGGGAATAATTTTGAAGTAGTGGACTATGATACTGCATCCAGAAATGGTAGACCATTTGATGAATTGATAGCTCAAAACAAAGGTGTTCTTCCTAATACAATGATGCGTTTCTGTACTTCTCAAATGAAAATTAATACACTAAAGCGTTGGGCTAAAAGTATAGGAGTAAAAGAGTGGGATCATTATGTAGGAATAAGATATGATGAGCCTAGGAGATGGAGTAAGACATCTAATCTACCTAATTATATGAGTGTAGAACATCCATTAGTTAAATGGAAAACAACTAAGCCAGAGGTATTAGAGTGGTGGGGAAAACAAGATTTTGATTTAATGGTAAATGAGCCTTATGGTAATTGCGATGGATGCTTTTTAAAAGGCAAAGGCAAACTTGCTATTATTGCAAAGGAGAAACCAGAGCTATTAGACTGGTGGATTAACCACGAAAAAGAAAACACATTTAAAAAAGAAATAAGTTATAAGGATTTGAAAGCTAAAGCACAAGCACAAAAAGGGATATTTGATGACGACCCTTCATTTAGTTGTTTTTGTAATGTAGACTAGCCGCTATTTAGAATCATTCCACTATATAACTAGCGTATCTTTGAAGTAACGAAAAAAAATATGAAAGAAATAAACGAAATACTAGACTACTTGCAAGGTGAGATTTTATATAACGAGATGTACAGTAAAAACACTGATTTAAAACCACTAAAAAAACAACTCGCAAACGCCTACAAGGTAGCAAAGAAGTACCAAGCAGCTATAGATATGTTTAACAATATAAAGAAGAGCCAACTAAAGTAATGGGGGTAATAAGACAGGTAACACTACAGCGAGCTAATAGAAAGTCTGATAAGAGTATAAGCATATCATTTGTAACGAGCTTAGAAGAGTCCACAGAGGACTTTATGGAAGTAGATAAGCTAGTTAATAGTAGCGGCATATTATATTACTCAGAGAAAGGTACGCTCACCAAGCAGGAAACTGATGAGATAGATAAGGTAGAGATAGAGGTAGAGGGTAAGACTAAATCCCAAAGGCTTCGATCTGTTTTGTATGTCTACTGTCAGCAGGAAGGAAAGGACTTTAAAGAGTTCTACGCCAGTGAAATGGACAGGATAATACAACACTACAAAGACAAGTTAGAAGATAGATAACGCTAAATGTAAAAAGCGTTTTAATGATTTTTAAATAATGTTATGAACTGAAATTATGGAATTTATATTAATACTAATTGGATTTGTTATAGGTGCTGCTTTTATGAGGTGGTGGGTGTATTATCAGAAATGGTAATAATTATTGTTTATAACGCCCGAATATGTGCCTTGTAATCCGTAAGGATTATGGCATATATTGTATGTTATTTAGAATCATTCCACTATCATATTACCACTATATTTGAACTAGAAATGAACGAATTAAAAATAAAAGATTTTACAAATCCACTGCCAAAAGAAGCAGTAAAGCAACATCCTACTAAAACTTATCTGAGCAGCATTAAAGCTGTCTATGTTACTGAAAGGTTTACTGAGTTGTTTGGTGTAGGTGGATGGACTACAAAAGTGCAGGAGGTTAGTCATAATTCATCTAGTGGTATGGTAGTAGTCAAGGTAACATTTGAAGTACCTAAACATTCCATATACTACGAGTGCTATGGAGGTAATGACAATGGAGGGGCTAATAGTAAGAACTTTGATTTAGGCGATGCTTACAAGGGGGCTACTACAGATGCACTAACTAAGATAGGAAGTTATCTAGGGGTAGGTATAGACGTATTTAAAGGATTAAATGATAGTCCTAAAAAAGAATACGAAAAGGATAATATCCCAGTAGTATGGCTAACAGAAACACAAGCAGAAAAAGCTATACAAGACGGCAAAGTAAAGCAGGCATTAGATTACTACGATAGTAAGACAGTAAGAGACGGCAAAAAGTATTGTATGAGTAAAGTATTAAAGACTAAACTACAAGCTGAGGTATAATGAGCAGTAAACTATTTTTACAGATAGAGGAGGAAGATTTCAGCCAACTACCTAAAGACGTAAGAGCGTGTTTTAAGCTTCTAAAGTGCGAACCTGATGACCAATACTTGTTTGATGAAGATAGTCACTACAGCGAGTTAATACGCACCTACAAGAAAGCAAGCAAGAAACTTACGGAGTATAAGTTTAATAAAAGACACAGCAAATGAATTATAAATTAATCACAAACGTAGTTATTGAAGACATCTTTAAATGGGATATGCCAGATTTCTGCGATGCCTTTATATCAAGTGCAGACTATAATGGTGAGCCTATGACAGAGTTTCAATTAGATCAGCTATCAGATGATTTTGTACACGATGAAGTTTTAAAGAGTATAGTATGACAGAGCTAATAAACCAAGTGCTATCTATGCCTGCTAGTCACTGGTACATACTAAGCATAGGCACACTTACAGGAACGATAATACCATTCATTTACTTAGGTAGAGTTATAAGGGAAAACAAACGATTAAAAAAGAAATTAGGATTATGAAAAAACAATTAGAAAAGTTATTAGAGATTGAAACGGCTGAGAATAAAAACAGTTGGAAAAGTAAGTTTGCTATTGAGATGGATATTTGGGAAGAAATAGCATTTTCAATAAATTCTTGTGAAGGTAAAGAGCAATTATTTTGGGAAGGAGTAATGGACTTGTATAATAAAAAATATAGGTAATGGGTAGTTTCACAGACAGCAGAGGTAGAAAGTTCACCAAGCAAGTAATAGATAGAATGGTAAACGATGCGAAGAGGGAAAGGATGCAGATGCAGATAGATGAACACGGTTATAACTTCTGTGAGGATTGCGAGCGTAACGACTGCCAGCCCGTAGATATGTCACACGATATAAGCGTAGACCAATGTCAGAAAGACCCTAACACTCCTTTAGAGTTAGCGTGGAGTATATCAAACATAACACCAAGAGGAAGAAAGTGCCATATTAAGCACGATAGTATAAGTAGATTATGAAACCAAAAGACATAGCATATAAACAAGGATGGGCGTATATGAATCAGCCATTTAGATTAAGCCATATAAAATTCAACTACAAAAGGTTTGATTATTTTATGGCACTACACAAAGCAATAAAGAAAAGAAAATGATGTACACACTAAAATATAGTAAGCCGAAAGAGGTCAATTTTAAGACGGGGCTAACACTAGAGGAGTATAACAGAGCAGAAAGCAAGCATACAAAGGAGGGATACATTTGCGAAAAAGAAATACAAAGAGAAATAAAAAGATGGAAGAGCTAAACGATTTACATTTAAACCAAAGGGTGTCTATGTCTTATGTAACTAATCAAATGCAAATTAAATCAAAGTTTGGTTATTTGGTAAAAATATACAAAGGGGAAGGAAAAATGAAAGTGTGGTTTGATGGAGACAGCAAGCCACAGATAGTTTGTAACACAAAGATTACTATAATAAATGACTGAGATAAAGATAACAACAAGCGAAGAGCTAACAAGTAGAGAGAAGATCCAGATGGTAAATGTGCTGATGGGCTTAGACACGTTAAACAATGATCCACTAATTATAATTAACGGAGTAGGGCAGGAGATATAGCCTATTTTGAATGGTTCCAAACAAGCTCCTACTATTGCAAGTAAGGGATAGGCTCTTATCTTTGTGCTAACGAAATAAGGAAATGACAAACACAATCACAAACACAACAGGAAGTAAAGCAGTAAACATAGTAACAACTGCTACAGGTACTATAATAGCATCTTACGTTCAGATATACAAAGGACAAGAGCAAGTACTAGATACAAAAGATTATGCAACTGTAAAAGGTGCTGAGAAGTGGGCTAAAAAAATGTTAAACTAATGGAAGAATTTAAAGGAACTAAAGGTGATTGGAGTGTGGGTAAGACTAAGCACTCTAATAAAGAATTTAAAGGCGGTCATATTTATGTAGATGCCAATACACATAATCAAATGATTGAGGTTAATTTTTCTCCATCTAGTCAAATTGAGGCAATAGCCAACGCTTACCTTATAGCAGCAGCACCAGACCTACTAGCAGCACTGCAAGAGTTGTTAGACGTAGAACAATTAAATGTAAACGCAGTAGTTAAAGCAGATAACAAAGCAAGAGACGCAATTAACAAAGCACTAAACAAATGAAAAGCTACCACATAAACAAACAGACCAAGACCTACACAGATACCACAGTAGGACTTACAAAAGATCACCACCACATTGGTAACTTCCACAGCTTAGATGAGTTTCACACACGCTTAGATATGATGACACTTAACCTATGCGAGGGTAACGATAAACTAATAAGCCACCTAGGAGCTACACAAGCTCTACACGTACCTAAGTACGGAGAGGTTAAAGAGACTGAGGAGCTAGATGCTATGGTATGGCTATGGTGCAATCAGTGGCAGGTAAGGATAGAATTAGACTTTCAAGTTAGACAATCATTATTAAGTTGATATGAAAACAAGCATCTACAAGTACGTAAGAGAGTGCAGACGTAATAGCAGTAATGCTAAGGTATGGGCAGCTAAGCTACCTAATACAGGAAGGCTTATGTTTGCAACAGAGAAAGAGGCTGCCATATATGTAGACAGGTGGTTAATTAAACAAGGATTAGAACCACGGATATTAAAGAAAGTATGACAATCAAAGAAACGATAGAGGTGCTAACAGATGCTAACCTATACAGGAGGGATCAAGAAGTACCATCCATATACAGAGTGCCAAACGGTAAGCAGTTAGGGATAGCAATAGACACAGCAATAGAAGAACTAAAAAAGATATGACACTAGACAAAGCTAAAGAGATGGTAGGGCTTATCTTCGGTCAGGCATACGCTCAGGATAAGGATGTAGTCGCATTCTATATGGAATGTAACGAGATACTAATAGCAGAGGAGAGAGTAAAAGCCTATGAGCTGGGTTATGATATAGGGTACAAGGACGCTAAAGAGAAGTCAACAGCACACGGGGCAAAGTCTTAGTTTGTTACAGGGCGAAGACACATATTAATAATAGTTTATATTTGTAACATTGAATCTGCAAGAGGTCTACTTTGATAAGTCCATTAGAGATTATGCACGTAAGCTAACAGGTAACGAGTTCGATGCTGATGACTTAGTGTCTATTGCCTTTGAGATATGCAGCAGTAAGCCTATTAGTGTAAACCTAAAAGGATACTTTGCAGTTGTAATGCGTAACCAATGGTACAAGAAGTGTAAGAAGAGTGACATAGTACCAAGCATAGCAGACACGGAGAGCGATGACATAGAGTCTACGCTTGACAGGATGTATCATTACTACTCTGACATACTAACTGCTATTTATAACGGGGAGAAGCTTACAGAGATACACAAAGGAAGTGGGATACCATACGGTACATTAAAAGAAGATTACGCTAAGGCGAAAAAAGAATTTAAGATTTTGCATAAACAAACAAAAATAGCATTAATAGTCAGCTCAGATAGTGGGGGAACATACCACCGTCTAAACACTCCATTCAGTAAACTCAAACAAGACTACGGTATAGATGTGCAGATACATTACAACGCAGACGACAGCTTTATACACAGACTTGAAGACGTAACGCACGTAATATACAGCAGAAACATAAGCCGCAAGATGCAGCCCGAAGTAGTAATAGGTGCTTTGAAACTTATGGGCATTAAAGTTATCTGTGACGTATACGACTACTGGATACTGCCTAAAGGTCACCCCACAAGATCACTGTACAAAAGCATTAACTATGACAAGTGTCAAGTTCGTAACATACAACTAGCAGACAGCGTATGGACTACCACGCCACAACTAGCAGATAAAATTAAACAGTATAACAAAAATGTACACGTAGTAAAGAGTGCTATATGGAAGGACGCTAAACAATTTAACCCTACTGCACTATCTTTAAAGTTTGATACCTTCTTCTATATTGGAGGTAAGACTCATTTAAAAGACCTTAAACTTATAGGCAAATCATTTGATGAAGAGGAACTATTTGTTAAGACGCCTAACATCCCTAAGCATTTAGACTGTCACGTCTTAGCACTATCAGACATACACAACTATGCGAATGACTATCACACTAGCGGTATCTCAATCATACCATTAAGGGATACACTATTCAATTCTTTAAAGTCTGAGCTTAAAATGATAGAGTCAGGACACTTCTGCAAGCCTGTGATGGTTTCCAATGTAGAACCTTACACTAACATAGCCACAGGTAAGAACTCTATTAAAGTATTACACAATGACTGGGCTAAGGCAATCAAAAGAATTAAAGGAGAACATAATCTACAGGTAGACTTAGGTATGAAACTCAAAGAAGACGTAGAAACAAAATACAATTTAGATAAGGAAAACAGATTGAGATTACAATTATTATGAACATATCACCAGAATTACACGAGAGACTTACCCAAATAAACCTAGACCAGTCAGGCAACTTTGAGGTAAACAAAGCTACTCCAGACATTAGGAGCGAGTTTATTTGGCTATGCAGAGAGCATTACAGGAACTCACCAGATATGGGCTGCGGTTCGTGTGTGATGAAGTATGTAGTAAAGATACTAAATGACTTCCAACCAAAGGAAGAGCCTAAGAAGAGAACACGTAAAAAGAAAGTAACACCAACAGAAGAACCTACAGAGGAAACGGAATGAACATAAACACAACTAGACAGAAACTCATTGATGCATTAGTAGGGTACAATGCTTATGCGATTGAAAACTCAGATGAGTGTGAGCCTATTGATAACACTATAGAATGTGCAGAAGAGCAAGCAGATGAAATAATAAAGAGACTAGAGATATGAAATACATAATAATACTAATAGCCATCCTTGCAATAGGATGTCAAGAAGAGCCATCGTTACCAGAGCAAGAAGAGGAAGTAGTAGACTGCTATTGTGGTCAAGTAGAGGGATGGAGTGGCAGCAGTT